ACATATGCATTCTCTGGCAGAAGTGCTAACTCACAAGGCGAGGTAGTTACGTCTAACTGGTTGTGGGATGCTCTTGAAGCATGGCCACAGTGGGCTAATGTAATCGTCCCTAAGGTAGCAGACGCTCTTTATAACGCAGGTCTTTCTTACGACAATGTAAGTAAGATGTTTGATAATGACTATGCTGCTAAATGGTGTGAAATCATGTACAACGCTTCAGGTTACTTCAAGTATGTAGAATCTGGTAATGGTGACCCAACATGGTTAAGCTGGTTACAAGGTTCTCGTCTATCACACCGTCACTGGTGGTTAAGTAACTCAATGGACTATTACGATGCTAAGTGGTTCTGTGGTGATTATAAACGTCACTATATATACATTCGAGCAAACGTATCTGAAGGAGCTGATGAAAGTATAAGAATAACACCTACGAAGAATACGTACATGTCTGTTACAAAAGACGATGTACTTCAGACAACTCAAGCAGTAAGTAAAGCAAATCCGTTCGTATACAGTATGTCTGGTGGTTCTAATACAAAGAACCCTATACGTTTCTATGGAGCCAACTTTATGGAGGAAATAGACTTTAGTGAAATTGCACTTGGATTCGATGGTGTTGAGCTTGACGGTGTATATTCAGAAGTACTTGGTTCTCCGCTTAAACGACTCAACGTAGGTACTCCTCTGACAGAGATTACTGGTGGTTATAGTACTACAGTAGCTACACTCGGTTGCCAGATATAGGGTACAGCTAAAGTATTTGAGAACTTACAGTCTTTGAACATTCGTGGACAACGTAACCAAACAGACTTGAATGCTACTATGTATAGCTATGATATGTCTGAGGTTACTGAGATACTTGCAATGGGTTCTGGTCTTACTAACTTCTATAGCTCGCAGTCCGGTAATAAGTTTACAAAAATTGAGATTCCTGATGATGTTTATACTATCTGGATGAACAACTCATCTTGGAACACACTTGAGTTCTGGCACTGTGAGATTGGTCAGAATAATGCAGCCACACTTACACAAGTTGCAGGTATTCCTACTACAGTTCATGAGGTATCGTTGTTAGGTAATACCGGTTCTACAGTAGAGTCTATACAGTTTGTGAAGGCTTGGTTAGCAGCACTTGATACAGCTGGTGCAGACCTTAGTCAGTATACATTGATTATGGATAAAGTTAACTGGTCAGATGCTACTGTAGGTGCAAGTAATTTGCTTACATTCTCTGAGTTACAGCAAATTGCTCAGATGAATAATATTGGTAACACACTTAAAGGTTACATTGTACTGAAAGACACTGGTTCTGAACTTACTTCACAACAGCTTGCCCAGATTAAGAGTTGGTTTGGTGATACAGTATTTACTAAGAACTCATCTGGTCTCGTAGTCGATCATAAGCGTGACTACATTCAGATTAACGTTGGTGGTAATGTAACAGTAGATCCTATCTCTGGTGATGTGACACTTGAGGAAGGTAATACAGCTTCTCTTAATGCTACACGATTCTCACTTGCGGAAGATGATGCTACAGACTACAACTGGGCTATCAGTGCTCCAACAAGTAATGAGGCTTATACTAGATATAAAGGTCTTACAGTAATACAAGCTTCTGATAGTATTGATGGTATTGCTTACATACAATCTACACAGTCTCAAGACGGTGAAGATTACGATGTTAAGATTACATGTTCTGCTGCTGGTATTAACTATAGTACAGTTATTCATGTTACAGCTGCTACATATCCTACATCTATGAGAATGGAAGTAACTAACTTAGCTACTACTCCACCTCGTTCAGTACCTGGAGGTATATGCTTCTATACAAGTGGACAACGTGCTGATGTATACGTAACATCTGACGATACTTATACAGGTGTTATTAATAAGGTTACTTATACAATACAGCGTAGAGGTACTAATAGTTCTGCTACATATATCGACAGGGGTAGTACTACACAACTTGAAGAGTTGTTTGATGATTATCTTACACTTGGTGCAGGTGCTACAAAAGGTATTAGAATTAGTGCAGAAACTGCTTTACCAGAAAATCTTGCTATATATGATTTAAATGCAGATGTAATGTTTACATCAGGTAAACACATACATGTTTCACATATCATAGCAGTAGGTGATGATGCTACTCCTATAATAATGTCTAGCCAATCTGCTATGTATACATCTATCAACAATGCTTGGACTACATAGTTTGGTTCTTCTATTGGTCGTAACAATATCTATAAGATAGACTTATTTATGATGACTGGTACTATTGATTTTAGTGCTCAAGCTGCTAATCTCCCAAGTTTAGTAACTGCGAATGGTGCATATTTGTTTAAGTATCTTCCAAACATTACAGGTATTAATCTTGATGGTTGTACTAGTATCACTCAAACAAGCAATAGTGTACAAGGTGATGATAAATCTCAGTTCTTATTTACTAATATGACAGCTCTGTAGAACTTATCTATTCAGAACTGTACAGGTCTTACTGGTAATGTTGATTTAACTCCATGTACTGATATCAGACAAGTAGATGCTTCTGGCACTACTGTAAGTATTATAATGCCTACAGAACCTAAGGTCACTAAGTATGAAGTAGGTACTCCAACAAGTATTAATCTTGAGAATCCTACTGTACTTACTCCTACTGGAATTGTTGTAGATAGTGCAAGTTCATTAAATTCATTGGTGATTAAGAACATGCCTGACACAAAGACTTATGCCGCATTTTATAAAATATTCAATTAATAGCTATGACACATTTATATATAGAACAAGCAACGGATAAAATTGAAGAAGTTAATAGCTCTATCATATCTAAGTTGTATGAATTAGCTATTAGTGGAGATTTAGATGAGACTAGTGATTTAAAAGGTAGATTGCATACGGATATATGTTATAGATCACAAAAAAAATATCTTACTACACAATATCCAAATTTATATATAATCTCTGACGATTATAGCATTCCGTTCGAAGATCCTAATATGATTACATATTTAAATAGCATCGGAGTTGGATCTAACGGAGCTGTTACTGAGAATCAGGCTGCCGCAGCAACGGTTGCCGCAAATTCAACAAATACAAGTGTAACTAAATTTAACGAACTAAAGTATTTTACAAATATTACTGGTTCCAACGGAGGATTCGAATCCTCATCATCGTATGGAAAAATTTAGTTTAGAGGTTGGACTGCCTTAGAAGAAGTGGATGTAAGTAATCTTACATATATAGGGCATAAAAAAAGTAATTATAACTATCCTTACGATGTATGGGATACATTTGATAGGTGTTCTTCTTTAAAAACGGTAACCGCTAGTTCCAATTTAACTAAATTAGGATACTGTGCATTTAGCGAATGTTTTAATTTAGAATATATTAGTGGATTGTCAGGAGAAATAGAATTGGCTACATCAGCTTTTTGGCATTGCAAAAAGTTAGAAAACAGAACTTTTGATAACTGTGTAATAAACATTACGGGACAGACTGTTTTTGTATAGTGTGAGGCTATTACATCATTAAACATTTCTCAATAGACAACTAATATAACACCAGGTTGTTTTGATAATTGCACAAATTTGTAGACAATAAACGGAGGTAATTTTTCTATTATTGACCGCGAGGGATGTAGAAATTGTAAAAATCTTGTTTCAATTGATTTATCAAATGTCACCACTATAGGACAATAGGCTTTTAGTTAGTGTACTTCTTTAACGTCTGTTAATGGAAATAATTCTACACCAGGAGTATTTAATTTGCCAAACGTATCTACACTTGGGGCAAATGCTTTCGTTCATTGTTATGGAATTACTCAGATAACAGGACTTAATAATGTTACAACATTGCCAAATTATTTATTTTCGGAATGTATAAATCTTTAGTCTATAAGTTTACCAAATGTAACAACCATTGGTGGACATGTATTTGACGGTTGTCAAAGATTATCTAATATAGATATAGATTGGGATAACATTGTTAGTATGAGTACTGCAGCGTTTAAAAATTGTACTGGGCCATTTGAATATACAAGTAATACTGTTATCGGAGGAGTTTAGTTGTTTGACGGATGTACTTCTGCGACATGGCCTTAGGAAATAACGTTAACTACAGACCCCGGACATCGTTGTTTTAGTGGTTGCAAATTAAACAAAGTAATAATAAGCCCATCTGTTCACAATTTGTACAATACTTGTTTTAGTGGCTGTAGCTAGTTGACAGAAATTAGAGGGCTTGAAAACATAACAAGCATAGGAGCCTATATTTTTGAAGATTGTCCAAATTTAGAAGGAGTTATCGATTTATCAAACGTAACAGGATATGTTAATAACTCAGAATTAAACAATAATCAAAATCCATTAGACGGACAGATGTTTAAGAATTGTTATAAAATAACAAAGATAATAATAGGTTCTTTACCTCAAATAGAGGTACTTAATGAAAGAACACCGTTTAGAAACAATTCTATGTTAGAAGTTGTAGATATATCATCTCTAGGTCATATAACTGTTGCTAAAGGCAGAACATTATTCACAAATTGTCCAAGACTACATTCGTTTATATTAAGATCTCAAACAGTTGTTCCATTATATGCTCCTTCTGGATATGATTATACATTTGATTTAAGTGAAATATCTGACTCGTCTACAATTAAGGTGTATGTACCTGATTCACTAGTGAACGATTATAAACAATCATCTAAATGGGCAGATATATAGAGTTGTATATATCCTATTTCTCAATTTGAAATAGATCATCTAACTAATACAACAACTTAATACAAGAACCCTAACTTGATTAAATAGGGGACAGCTTAAACGGATGCTTCGATAGGTGGAGTATTCCAAGTGACGGCCATAATCTTGGATCGGGGGTTCGACTCCCTCGTAAGCTGCAATTTTGCGTGGTTAGCTTAATGGTAAAGCGGGAGACAAGTGCGTGTAAACAGGTTGTGCTGGCACGTGAAGGAGGCACCTGTTGGCGGTTCGATTCCACCACCACGCGCAAACAGTTCCATCTGTATAACTGGATAATTACTAACAACATTTTATTAACAATTTAACAATAAACTAACATGGATACATCAAAGATAATGATGTTCCCTGAGATGGGAAGTAACAATGGTATTGATCCAAACCTCCTGTTGGCACTTAACAACAACGGTGGTTTTGGCGGTAATAACTGGATTTGGATTCTGTTCCTCTGGCTCATTTGGGGTTGGGGTGGCAATGGTAACTGGGGTGGAAACGGCAACAACGGATTCCTCTCTAATCAGATTGCTAATGACTCTGGTCGTGAGCTCCTGATGAACGCTATTCAAGGTAATGGTACTGCTATTCAGAACCTGGCTAACCTGCTGAACACAGAGGTTAATACAGTACAGAATGGTATCTTCACACTTAACAATGCTATTACTTCCGTAGGTACTCAGGTAGGCATGAGCGGATTGTAGATCCAGAATGCTATCCAGAGCGGTAATGCATCTATTGCAAGCCAGATTTGTCAGTGCTGCTGCGAGAACAGATTAGCTATTGCTAATCAGACTAACACACTGCAGTCACAGATGGCAGCTAACCAGGCAGCCGATCAGCTTGCTGTATGTCAGCAGACAAATGCACTCAGCAATCAGGCCGAGCGTAATACTCGTGACATAGTAGATGCAATACAAGGACAAAGTGTAATGATTAACGATAAGTTTTGCGACCTTGAGAAAAGAGAGCTGCAAAATAAAATCGATGGTCTTATCGCTGATAACGCTCTGTTACGTTCTAACGCTAGCAACGCTGCTCAAACTGCTTTCATAAACGAGAAGTTCAATACAGTAGCTACAGAACTTGCTGCTATTAAGGCATCACAGCCAAATACAGTACCTGTTCAGTGGCCACAGTTGACAGCTGTTAATACTACTCCATACGTAAGCGGAGGTTTCTATGGTAACTGGAACGGTTTCGGTAATGGTTTCTTTAACGGTATTTCATTTTAATTGATTGTATTATGGGGTGCTTTAATGTAACTACAAATGTAAATGGAGTTCCATATTTAAGCACAACTAACGTAACTGTAACAGATACTGCGGTAGACTTTGCTTTAGGTTTCCGTCGTATTCAACCAGTAGGTTATTTTACAGTACGCATAGAGAATGCTATTCCTGAAGGTACTACAGGTACACTGCCTGTTAATATCACATTGAATGGCACATCTCGCCCGCTTACTTTCTTTAATGGAACCCCTGTAACCGCTGCCAATATAACTGGTACCGGTATTATTACGATATTTAACGATCGATTTAACGGCATTCTGCAGATAACATCTGCATTGGCTGCCTAAGTATTAACAACTAACATTTATTGAACTATGGTTATGATTGAAATGAAAGACTCACTGTATGATACAGCATTCGATCTGCTTGATGAGGCTAAGTTGAATGCTAAGAAGACTAAGCTTACTCTTTGTGAGCTTGAGAATGCAATGTATGATTGCTATGAGTCTATAAAAGAAGAAGAGAATAGCGAGGACGAAAAGGACATGAAGTTCCGTGGAGTTTCTGGCTATAAAGAAGATTATCGCCATGACGAACAGTATGGCGTAGGTGACGATGAGGAAGAGGCTATGTTGAATAGACGTATGTCTCACAGACGTCGTAATATGCGTATGCGTCGTCGCTTGGTATAATACATTAATAGTGCATTCTGGGGCTTCGGCCCCTCTACTGCACTTTAAAAAAGATTATTATGTTTTCAACGTTGAGAAAAGGGCAATCTATTTATATATTAGATAGAACAGCCGAGCCTGAGGTAAAACTTGGGTATATTGAGAATGTATCTATGCCAAGACCGATGTATCCTACTTATAATCCACAAGTTAGTTTAGGCACTAACATGTAGACTGTAGTAGACATTAAGACGCGTATAGATAATGAAACTAAAGAATTTGTAGTACCTAGTAATCTCAGTGTACATACTTATGGTGATTATACTCTTAGTGAAAACAAAGAAGCTATGATATCAGAAGTAGATTCATTGCTTCAAGATGTCACTACTAAGATAGACAACATAGATAAGTATAAAGAAGACGCTGAGGTATACAAGAAGATACTAAAAGACCTTAATCCTGTATACGCCAAGGAGCAAGAACGAGATGAGGCTATAAGCGATCTCAATGCTCGTATGGATGACTTGCAGGATGTTATCTCTAGATTAGATTCATTTTTAAGACGTAACGAAACCTCACTCACAAAATAATATGATAACACAATACATACAATTAGGCGACAAAGATTGGGGTGTGTTGGTTTACTATAATGTAGGTGAAGAGGATTTAGCATCTGTAATAGATGCTTTAGAATCATTAGATTGTACGGAAGATGATATACATGCAGCTACCGTAACGCTAAAGAAAAAGAATACAGGATTTACATATACTAATACTGATTATAAAATGACGTTTGTGTGCATAGGACATTCAAGTAACGTCGGTTAGTTTGTGGATACTGTAGTACATGAAGCTAAACATGTACAATCACATATATGTCAATACTACGGCATAGATGAAACATCCGAAACCGCTGCATACCTCATAGGCCATTTAGTACATAAGATGTATAAGATGGTCAGCAAAGTACTCCAATTGTACTTAACGTAATACAATATGTTCGATATTAAAGGCGACAAGATATCTCTCAATACTGAGGACTTAGCTATACCACCATTTAAAGAACACTTTAATAAGGCTAAAGATAAGTCCTTAGCATTGAAGGAGATAGAATATGTTGTTTGGCTACATAAATGGAATACACCATACGAGGCGTATCCTATGGAGAATAGAGCAAAGGTTGTAGCCAAAGACGTATTAGGGGATGAAAATTATACACCCACTGAAGATGTAAAAGAACTAGAACGTAGATTCTTAGAGTTCTAGGAAACTCCAGGTACTAGATTGCTTACTGCATCTCAAACTGCTGCGGAAGGTGTAATGTCTACATTGAAAGAATACTCAAAAGGTGAGATGGATATAGATACAGCTATTAAAGTTTCAAGAATATTAAAAGATGTGGGCAACATAGTTAAATCGCTAGATACTGCAATGAGACAAGCTAAGGCTGAGCAAGCAGAATCAGGTAGAGTTAAAGGTGGTGGTGTTATCGGAAGATATGAAATACCTAGGTAATATAAATAAGTAATATGATTAATACAATATTTTATTTTGTCAACGACGAAAACTTTAATTATGGCGCAGCAGTCGAACAAGGGGCAATATCACCGTACACCATAGTATTCGATTAGCATAATAAAGCGATCTTGATGGGTGGTAAGTCTTACGGCAAAATGAGTCGTGAAGACATTGTAGCAGCATTGCTTTCTACAGGTGACATCACAGACCTACTGCCAGTTGCTACTGACATTGCTTTAGGTGGCATAAAGGTTGGCTACGTTTCTGATGCTAACTCTGTTAACAGAAAATACGGTGTAAAACTCGATGACTATGACAGAGCATACGTTGAAGTTCCATGGACTGACACCATTACTCCAGACTATGATGATTCTGAGTTACGTACGATGATACAGAATCAACGTACAAGAATTGACAACTATATTAACAACCTTACTACTGTTATTCAGGAGAAGACAGAACAGTTGTTAGATGATGCTGAGTGGGTTACAAATAACCTTGAATCTGGTGAAACTGGTAGACAAATCATAGATGATGTAGACCGTTATATGAGTCAGTATGGCGTTTGGGAATGGGTTGATCCAAATGACGAATCTAAGGGTCGTATTATAAAAACATCAGCAATAGAACAGGCTGTTGATAGTATCGACCTTAGAGTAGGTGCGGTAGAGACATATAAGGATGGTGCACTTGCTACAGCATTGTCAAACATTTCACAGACAGTAGGTGTTGATTTAGCTACTGGTCAGACTATTGCTAATACAGGTCTTACATCATCAGTAGCAGATCTTAATGCAGAAACTGGCGCAATAGATAGAGCAATCATTGCAGCACTTGACCTTAAAGCAGAGAAGCAGAATGGTACATACGAAGCTATAACAGACCTTGCTTCCGTATATAGCGACAACACTAAGAGTTTGTATTCTGGACTTAATCAGCGCGTAACAACTGCAGAGAATAGCCTTTCGTCTGAAGTTTCTTTAATGTCTCGTATTGCAAATAGTAATGGACAAATTAAGACAGATGCTCTTGCTGGATTCCTTGCTTCTACAGAGTTTAGCAATGGAGTAACTAGTGCCACGTCATCAATGTCTTCATCTATTGATGATGTAACTGCATCAATTCAGACAAAGGTATCTAAAGATTCCAACGGAAAGATTGAGTCTGGTGTAACTATTAATGCAGACAAGATTAGGCTTGATGGTGGTGTGTTTACAGGTACTATATTTTCAGATTTTGTTGATACCAATACACTTTAGGCGAATTATATAACCGCAAATAACGCAGATCTCAAATATGCTACCATAAGTGATCTCAATACTACAAATGCGAACATTACAAACCTATAGGCGTAGGATGTAGTTATAGGCAACAAAGCAACAGATGCTTTGAATACTGCCGATAGCACAAATAATGAAGTTATACGTCTTACTGGTGGTAATGGAACATTTACAGGTAACGTTGAAGCAAAGACACTTATTGCTGGAGATAAAACTGGTATAAATATAAAAACAAGTTCGGATAGAATTGAATTCTGTCAAGGTGCAGATGTGCGAGCATACTTTGTTGCAAACGGTAAAGGAATGTAGCTTCACGTATGGGATGCCGATGGAGTTGAACACGTGATAGATTTTACGAGTGGAACATTTGTACAAGTTAATGGAAACTCGTATAATCCGGTGAATGGATACCTATTATATAACGGATCTTCAAGTAATCCTTTTGTATAGGATACAAATCTTTACAAAGGAGCAGACGGTAAGTATTATACATACTCAGAGTCTTCGTACTCGTTGATTACTTCTAGACAGGTTTACGTAAAAGAAAGTGCAAATTCATATCCAACATCAGGAAGTGGTTTCTCTGGAAATTATGTTCCCGTTATATATGCATATTCATCTAACAATGGCGTACCGGTAGCAATTGGTGTCAACGTAGACAGATATATAAAGTATACAATAACGAACGGAGAAATAGGAAGTGCGTCTTCAGATTATACATATTACTGTACTAATTACCCAGTATCTGTTAGTTGGGATACAGATAGCACACATCAAACTATTTCTACAGCAGGTAGATTTGTCAACCCTAATGGTGGTAGCGCAGATTTCCAATACAGATGCATAAATGGCACGTTAAAGAATCTAGGACAACCGATGCCTACATATGATTATGTATCACCAATAAATTCAAATGCAGAGTATTCTACTAATCCGACTGTGTACGACGTAAATATATCTGCATAATTACAATAAACATAATGGTAGACTTTAATAAAAAAATCATAAATTCTGATAAGTTTCGTTAGCCAGCCTTGTTCTTCAAAGAACACGGTTGTTATACAACAGCTCCTAGAGGAACCACCGACTATAACACATATTGGGATAGAGAGACAGATAGATGTCTTAATGGTTACGTAGCTCCCGATGGAGATGCTATTACAGGATACCATTATTTCTACCTTAATTACTCCCCCATTATGAAACTTAAGGAAACAGAATATGTTGATAGATACGGAGTACAGCGCACAAGACGTGAACGTATCTTCGACTTTCCTTCATTTTGGGATGGTGACTATTACTACTTCAACGCAATTGAAGAAGCAGAAAACTTAGGTAAACACATGGCGGTACTAAAGTGCCGCCAACGTGGTTACTCATTTAAAGGAGCATCAATGCTCGTAAGAAACTACGAACTTATTCCAGGATCTAAGAACTTTGCAGTAGCTTCAGAACAGAAGTTCCTTGTAGGTGATGGTATTCTTACCAAAGCTTGGCAGATTATGGACTTTATAGATAAGAACACCGATTGGTCTAAACAACGTCTTACAGCAACACGTATGGAGCGTGTAGCAGGTTTTAAAGTAAAAGACGAGTTTGGTAAAGAGACTGAGCAAGGTTACTTATCAGCTATTACAGGTATTACTCTGAAGAACGACCCTGAACGTCTTCGTGGTACTCGTGGTAAGCTAGTACTATTTGAGGAGGGTGGTAAGTTCCCGGGACTTGAAACAGCTTGGCAGATTGAACGCCCTGCTGTAGAGACTGACGATGGTGTAGCATTCGGATTACTTATAGCATTCGGTACTGGTGGTACTGAGGGTGCTGCATTCGATGGTCTAAAGAACATGTTCTATCATCCAGATGCATTCAACGTGCTAGGTTTCCCTAACGTATGGGATGACAATGCAGAGAATACTAAGTGTGGTTTCTTTGCCCCATCATACTGGAACCTAGAGAGTAATGATGGTGCATACATGGATAAGGATGGAAATAGTTATCAAGAGAAGGCTGCAGAACGTCTATTAGAAGAAAGAGCTAAAGTAAGGGACGGAGGTGCTTCACAAGAAGCTATAGATAGATTTATATCTGAACGTCCAATGAAGCCATCAGAAGCATGTTTGGAATTGGGAAAGAATATTTTCCCAAAGAAGTTACTTATGGACCAGCTCACCAAGATAAGAACAAACACTAAGCTTGCTAATATGAAGCATATAGTAGACTTAGCTTGGGATAACGGCAAGGTAGTTGCTACAGAAAAAAAATCTGGAGATATAACAACATATCCATTAAAGAAAGATGACAAACCAAAAGGATCAGTAGTTATATGGGAATACCCAATCCCAGATCCCCCATTTGGATTATACATTGGCGGTTGCGACCCGTATGATCACGATGAGTCCTTCACTAACTCCTTAGGATCGACGTTCATATTTAAACGCGTTAGAGCAGGAGAGGCTTGGAATGATGTCATCGTAGCAGAGTACACAGGTAGACCAGATACAGCAGAAGAGTATTATGAAAATGTAAGAAAACTATTAGTATTCTATAATGCTAGATTGCTGTTTGAGAATGAACGTAAAGGTATATATCCATACTTTACTAACAAGCATTGCGACTATCTATTAGCAGACCAGCCAGATAAAATAATTACGGAGATCTTTAAAGATAGTAAGGTGCAGCGCCGAAAAGGCTGCCACATGACTAAACAGATTAGGGCGTATGGAGAAGGTCTTATACTCGAATGGTTAATGGAAGAGTATGAACCAGGACACCCTAACTTAGAGAGAATATACAGCGAACCTCTCCTAGAGGAGTTAATACAAACTGACGGTGTAAAGAACGTCGACCGTGTCATTGCTTTATGTATGACAATGATATATAGGGAAGAGTTATTCTAGGTTAAAGTCGCTGCAAATAAAGAAGAAAACAAACAGGTTGAGCTCTTTGAATTACCGTTGTTCAGTCAGAGATATTGGGACACGAATGATGGTATACAAGACGATATACCAACATTTAGTTTTTAACAATGGTCAGAATAGAAGATAATTTGTATAATTCAAGCTTCCCACAATAGAAACTTCCTTTAAAGAAGAAAGATGAGAAATGGCAACACGATTGTGTTGACTATATCATCGGTGAGGGCAATGTTACTTCTGGCGGAGCGAATACCAGATTTGGAGAGATACAAAGCTATTATAACCTTTATAATTCTATATTCGATGAGAAGGACTTCAAACGAATCACAAATCCATTTAAAGTTGACGATGGATTTCCCGCTACTCCTCAAGATTTCAATATAATTAGGCCTAAGGTGGACCTCCTTATAGGTGAAGAGACAAAGAGGCCGATGAACTTCAGGGTAGTGAGAACATCACAAGAAGCCACTTCAGAACTTATGGACAAAGAGAAAGAGATGCTTATGCAGTATCTCATGGCTCAACTCACATCAAAGATGGGTGAAGAGGAAGCCGCTCAATTCCAGCAACAGTTACAGTCTGGCGAGATTATGCCTCCTGAAGCTATTGCTAAATATATGTCCAAGGATTATAAAGACGTAATAGAAAACACAGCATATCATACTCTCACATATTTGAAAGAAAAGCTTTCATTACCTAATGAATTCATTAAGGGTTGGAAAGATGCCCTTATTGCAGGTAGAGAGTATTACTATATAGGCGTATTAAATGATGAACCGTACATGGAGTGTGTAAACCCAGTAGAGTTCTCATTTGAAGAGTCACCAGACTTAGAGTTTGTAGAAGACGCTGGTTGGTGCTGTAGACGCATGAAACTTCCTATCGCTACTTTATACGATAGATATTACAACAAGCTTGAAGAGAAAGACTTGAATAAGCTTACAGAGATGCTTACAGGCCGTCCTTCTAACGACCTTGGTGATAGAGGTCCAGTAGATGATTTTGGAGGTGGTATTCAGTTTAGAACATTCGATAATCCTTTAATGGATAATAAAACTCGTAATGTTATCAATGTATATCACTGCTGCTGGAAATCATTCAAGAAGATATTCTATGTTACTTATATGGATGAGACAGGTACTCCACAGGTTGAGATAGCTGATGAGACATATAAGAAGACTGGTATGGAGATAGATGTTACTCCTGACTGGATAGTAGAAGTATGGGAAGGATATAGAGCTGGCTCAGACTTGTACTTCGGTATACAGCCTATTGAGTATCAGCATGTAAGTATAGACAACCCTAACAGCCAGAAGCTCCCTTACACAGGAGCTATATACAGCAATAGAAATAGTAAACCTCGTAGTCTTGTAAGTATTCTTAGACCTCTACAATATATGTATATTGTATTGTGGTATAGACTTGAACTGGCTATTGCTCGTGATAAGGGTAAGGTTGTCAATATGGATATTACCCAGATCCCTAAGTCTATGAACATTACTCCTGAGAGATGGATGCACTATCTATCTTCTGTAGGTGTAAACTTTATTAACCCATATGAAGAGGGTTGGAATGTTCCAGGACGTGAGGGAGGTAAACCAGCTACGTTCAACCAGATTACAGCACTAGAC